GCTAACGAACTAGTCGGCGTTCAGCCAATGACTGGTCCAACTGGACTGATCTTTGCTATGCGTCCACAGTTCACGTCGCAAGGTGGTACAGAAGCTCTGTACAACGAAGCTGATTCAGCATTCTCTGCTGGTCAAGAAAACGCTGGTTCCGCTGAAGGTGGTGCTACTGTTGATTCGTATGGTTCAGCTACAGCCACAGATCCAAATGCTAACACATATGGTGTTGCAACTGGTAAGACTACAGCCGCTGCTGAAGCTCTTGGCGATTCTGCTACCAATCAGTTCAACGAAATGGCATTCTCGATTGAGAAAGTTTCCGTAACAGCAGTAAGCCGTGCGCTGAAAGCTGAGTACACAATGGAACTGGCTCAAGACTTGCGCGCCATCCACGGTCTGGATGCTGAAACAGAATTGTCAAACATTCTGTCTTCTGAAATCTTGGCTGAAATCAACCGTGAAGTTGTTCGTACAATCAACGTAACTGCTAAAGCCGGTGCCGATCAAGGTAACGTAACTACAGCTGGTACATTTGATCTGGACACTGACTCAAACGGTCGTTGGTCTGTTGAAAAGTTCAAAGGCCTGATGTTCCAAATCGAACGTGACGCCAACAGCATTGCTCGTGACACCCGTCGCGGTAAAGGCAATATCATCATCACATCAAGTGATGTTGCTAGTGCCCTGCAAATGGCTGGTGTTCTGGATTACACTCCAGCACTGAACAACAACCTGAACGTAGATGACACAGGCAACACATTTGCTGGTGTTCTTAACGGTCGTACAAAAGTGTACATCGATCCATATGCAACAGTAGACTATGTAACAGTTGGTTACAGAGGTACTAACCCATATGACGCTGGTCTGTTCTACTGCCCATACGTTCCTTTAACTATGGTTAAAGCCGTTGGTGAGAATGACTTCCAGCCAAGAATCGGATTCAAGACAAGATATGGAATGCAACAGAACCCATTCGTGGGTACTGCGGCTGGTGCGGGTACTAACCGTTCTAACCCATACTTCAGAATCTTTAGAGTTGACGACCTTATGGTTTCTTCATAAGAATCGACTTCTTGATTCAACTAAAGGGGGACTTCGGTTCCCCTTTTTTTATGTTATAAATAATAGTATGGAAGATAATACTCAAGATGGCCGATGGAATTGGTGGGGTTTATTAGAAGAAGAAGACGAGGATAAAGATGGCGACACTGACAACAAATAAAAACTTTTTAAGTCCTGTAGGGTTTCAATTTCAGGTTGATGCTAAACAGTTTCCAAATTTAGAATATTTTTGTACTGCAGTAACACTGCCTGGTATTACGCTACCCGAATCCACAGTACCCTATAGAGGTGTTAATGTCGCGATGACTGGAGATCGGCTAACTTTTGATGAATTAGCTGTAAGATTTAATATAACTGAAGACATGGATAATTACATCGAATTGTTTAATTGGATGCATAGTATTATTAATTCTGCAGATGGCGAGTCATATAAGTTTGATGCCACATTATCGGTACTATCATCACATAACAATGTAACTAAAGAAATTACCTTTAGAGATTGTTTCCCTACAAGTTTATCTGCTGTAGAGTTTTCAACACAACAGACAGATATTGAATATTTACAAGCAGACGCATCATTTAAATATACCTATTACGAAATTAAGTAGGGGTTTACTTTGCTATCTGCGTATGATATAATAGTACTTAAAACAGCACTATTTTAAACCTGGATATATTATGAATAATTTAGAAAAAATATTAGAAATGTGGAAGAAGGATTCTCTCATTGATGAAATGAGACTTGATGAATCTTCTCGTGACTCTGCCAAACTTCACTCCAAATACTTAGAACTATACAGTGTCAATAAGATGAAACTGAAGAAACTAGAACTAGACTTCAAAGTAATACTTAGAGACAAGTTCATGCACTATAATGGTAAATTATCAAAAGAAGAAATGGACTCCAAAGGTTGGGACTATGATCCTCTTAATGGGTTAACAGTACTTAAAGGTGATATGGATAAATGGTATGATGCTGACCCTATCATCCAAGAACACCAAGCCAAGATGGAGTATCAAAAAGAAATGTGTGATACACTTAAAGAGATAATGGAGAATATTAAATGGCGTCATCAGAATATTAAGAATATGATTGAATGGCGTAAATTTACTAGTGGAATCTAAAGATATACATATCTCATGGATATAATAAAAGTCAGAAAGAAAAACGAATCTTTCTTAGAAATACTCACAGAACCATCTATAGAACAGGAATTAGCTGAACATTTCTGTTTTTATGTGCCTGGATATAAATTTATGCCAGCGTATAAGAACCGTATGTGGGATGGTAAAATACGTTTATACGACCTAAGAAAGAAAACTCTCTATACAGGTCTTTTCCAATATCTATATGAATTTGCGGCTGCCCGATCTTATGATGTAGAGTTGGATAATAATTCTACTTATGGTATGGCAGGTGCTAAAAATCTTATTGATGTTGAAGCACTAGTGAGTGAATTAACTCTGACTGCTGGTGGTAATAAAATAGAACCTCGTGGATACCAATTAGAAGCGCTAGAACACGCACTTAGTAACGGCCAATCTTTACTACTATCCCCTACAGCGTCTGGTAAATCACTTATTATTTACATGGCTATTCGTTTCTTTTTAGAGGCGTCAGATAAGAATGTATTATTAATAGTACCCACAACATCTCTTGTTGAACAGATGTATTCTGATTTTGCAGACTATTCGCAATTTGATGAATGGAATGTTGATGAAAATTGCCACAAGATATACGCCGGCCGAGAAAAATATAATATACAGAATAGAGTAATTATTACTACATGGCAATCAATATATAAAGAAAAGGCTACTTGGTTTCAGGACTATGGTATGGTGGTTGGTGATGAAGCTCATTCATTTAAAGCTAAATCTCTCACAGCTATATTAGAAAAGTGCACAGAATGTAAGTTTCGTATGGGTACTACTGGTACTCTGGACGGAACACAGACACACCAGTTAGTATTAGAAGGTTTATTCGGCCCTGTGCATAAAGTAACTACCACTAAGAAATTAATGGATAACAATGATTTAGCTAAGTTGGATATTAATATACTACTCTTAAAATATGCTGATGAATACTGTAAAGTAAAGAGAGATTACCAAGCTGAGATGGATTTTATAGTAAAGTATGAACCAAGAAATAACTTTATATCCAATCTAGCCATGGATTGTGATGGTAATACACTGATATTATTTCAATATGTTGATAAGCATGGAAAGCCTCTGCACGACATGCTACGTGAAAAGTTTGATAAGATAGATACACAAAGAAAATTATTCTATGTAAGTGGAGAAACTGATGTCGATACTAGGGAAGAGATTAGGGCAATTACTGAAGGACAGAACGACGCTATTATCGTTGCTTCTATGGGTACTTTTTCAACTGGTATTAATATTAAACGTCTTCACAACATAATTTTTGCGAGTCCATCCAAGTCACAAATTAGAGTATTACAGAGTATTGGTCGTGGATTAAGAAAATCCGCTGATGGCAGAAGTACCAAAGTTTATGATATTGCTGATGATTTACATTGGAAGAGTAAGAAGAACTATACCTTGGTTCATGCGGCAGAGCGCATTAAAATATATGCTAAAGAAAAATTTGACTATAATGTGTATGATATAAATATATAATATGGATATGGAAGAACTTAATATTAGAAATTTTAAACTTATTAATGGTGATAATATTATCGCATTAGTGAGTAATGACAACAGAGACAACTACATGGTTGAAAGGCCAGTTGCCATTTATAGTACTATGGTAGGTGGTTACCAGTTTACGCCTTGGTTTCCATTCTCTGAACAGAAAAGATATTCCATAGACAAACATAATATCATTGGTGATTCGAGTGTTGTGGATGATATAAAGAAAGAGTACATTAAGTATGCTCTGGCTAAAAAAGAACCACTCCCACCACCGGAATCAATGGAATCTATCATTGAGAGAATGACCGATCAGATAGCTAATAAACTTGAAGTAGAAGATGAATATGATGAGTATGATAACACCATCCAGAGTAAAGAAACTATACATTAAATATAGTATACCTCTATCCCCCCGGACGACTAATATATTATATACTATTCAGCCCTATTTGTCAACCATTTCATTAAAAATAATTAAATTAATTTAGCTCTTTACATTGACACTCAAATGTGTTATAATATACTAATTATGGAGGAAACCCAATATGGCCAAGTTAAAGCCCAAAGAAAAACCACACTACGTTAATAACAGAGATTTCTCTGAAGCAGTATATGATTATGCTAAGGAAGCCCTTGCTGCTCGTGAATCTAATATAGACGCACCTATAGTAACCAATTACATTGCTGAATGTTTTATTAAGATTGCGGAGGGTCTATCTCACAGACCGAACTTTGTAAGATATACATACCGCGAAGAAATGGTTATGGATGCAGTAGAAAATTGTCTAAGAGCTATTAGTAATTATAATATTGAAGCGGCTACTAGGACTGGTAAACCTAATGCATTCTCATACTTTACACAGATATGCTACTTCGCCTTTATTAGGCGAATAACTAAAGAAAAGAAACAACAAGACATTAAGTTCAGATATATTGAAAAGATGGGTGTTGAAGATTTTGTAGCCATGGGTATGGATGATGCAGGAGCAGAACAGACTCTACAGTATGTTGATACTTTGAGACAAAGAATTGATCAAGTGAAAACTAAAGACGCTAAGATTAAAGAATTTGCCAAAGAAGAAAAAGAACGTGAAAAACTAGAATTATTTATGGTATAATATATGAAAGTAGCTATTTTAAATGACACACACTGCGGTGTAAGAAATTCATCTGATATTTTTTTAAAGTATCAAGAAAGATTTTATGAGGAAATATTTTTTCCATATCTAAAAGAACACAATATCAAAAATATCCTGCACCTAGGAGACTATTATGAGCACAGAAAATTCGTTAACTTTAAGGCGCTCAATGCTAATCGTAAGCA